GCAATGGAAGCGAAGAAAGAACGACTGGAAAGTGAAGGCAATTTGCCGGACAATCCTTTGGCGCAGATACCAACCGGCGTTGGTAGTGCTACACCTGGAAACAAACTAAACAATATGAGTATTGATGATGTCTGGGAACAGGCACGCAAATCCATGAGGAGATAAACTATGGCAGGAATAACTTTAGCCCAGCTTATTCAAGTGGCAAAAGACCCGATGAAAAAATACATCGGTATGCAATTGCTACGCGAAAGTAAGCTGCTCAACATTCTTCCTTTCGAGAATGTTTCGGGCTTAAATGTGCAGGCGTATTGGTGGGAGAAGCTCCCAACAGGCGGCGCATTCCGTTCAATGAATGAGGGCTATTCTTCATACGAAGATGGTCAACTCGGCGACGGCAGCGAGTCTGTGTACGGTTTCGGCGGCGATGTCACTTTTGATACCGTCCTCGAAGCAATCAAAGATGTGATAGGCGATCCGGTCAGGATGCAGGTTGAAGCAAGACTTCAATCAATGGCAATTACTTGGAACAACTATTTCATCAATGGCGATGTGGCCACAGATCCGAAAGGATTCAATGGTCTTAAGAAACGCGTTGCCGCAATGGATACACGGCAGACCATTTACGCTGCGGCAAGTAATGCAGCTCCAATGGACCCAACCGGTTCCTCTGCATTGGCACGACGTTGGTTCAATATGTTCAACAAGGCAATCCGTTATACCAACAAGGGTAATGTAAGCGCAATCCTGGCGAATGAGAATATGCAGATCGGTCATAGTATCGTTCTTTCATATATTCAAGGCGCAGGCAATTACCTTTCAGTGACCAAAGATCAGTACGGGCGCGAAGAAGTTTCCTACAAAGGTATTCCAATGGTCGATCCTGGTTTGATGCAAGACCAGACCACAGAGATCATTACCGAAACAGAAACCGCAGGCGATGCCGGTGCTGATTCAACCAGTATCTATTTCGTTTCATTCAATACACAGAACGGCGTGTATGGTATTCAGCTCAACCAATTCAAAGCCTATGATCCATTGAACGGTGGAGAAATGGAAAGCAAACCTGCCAAACTGCGTCGCGTGGATTGGTGGAATGGAATTGCTTCATTCGGTCGTCACGGCATCACACGCATTCGCAACATTGAACGATTAGCCGACTGGACAGAAGGAGTATAACCATGAGTCACCCATTTGATGCAAATTTAATGTTCAAAACCGGTGCTGACCTGACCGCATCCGAATCAGCCGTAACCCTTACCATTTGGGGGCAGGTTGCAAAAGGTGCTGCGGTCCGTGTTGTAGTTAAAGATGCCTTTGGCGCGAACGATACCATGTTACCTGTGGTTCATCTTTCGCAAGATGGTACTAATTTCTATCAGTCCATCGAAGCACTTGAAGGTGCAACCAAAGTCAAAGGTGGTTATGAGTTTCTAATTCCATTTCCCGTTGCGGCCGGAAAGAATTATGTAAAACTCGAAAACCGCTTGACCGCTGCTTCAACCACATCATTGTTTGAAGATGTGCATGCCGGTATCATCCCCAATATTGGTCCAGGTTTCAACCGAAAATCTCATTGGGAATAGCATAAACTAACAATCGAGAGGGTGTGCGCACACCCTCTCTTACAAGGTGAATAATGGCAAACGTCCTCATTGGCGCGCCAACTACCAGGGATTTACCGGTTCCATACGTGAGATCACTTTGGACTACTTCAATCGAAGGATCAATCGCGTGGGATATTGTTTATGGTCAGTCTGTGGATGGTGGTCGCAATACACTTGTTGATCGTTTCTTAAACAACAAAGGCTACAAGGATTTTGATTATCTGCTCATGCACGATACAGATGCCACATGGGATGGCGCGGCTGTGCAGAGATTGATCGATCGGGACCTACCGGTTGTCACGGGCATGATCTTCAAGAGATCAATACCAACCTTGCCTACTGCTGGAAAATTTGTGAGTATCAGTCCGGAAGGAAACTATATGTATTCCTTCAAAGACACCATCAATAAGATCAAAGATGTACTTGATCGAGAAAAATTTGTCATTGACGATATAAAGAATGAATTGACTCTTGATCTGCATAAAGATGATGTTGTTGAAATTGATGGCGCAGGCGCGCATTTCATGTTGATACACAGGGAAGTGCTGGAGAAGATTGGCAGCAATTGGTATCAATGTACCAAACCAGGCGCAGGCGAAGATTATGATTTTTGTCGCAAGGTCCAGAAAGCCGGATACAAGATGTATGCAGATTTCAGTGTATTCACTGGCCATCACATTGGTGGCATGATCACGGTTGGATTAAGAGAGTTTGCCTACTACACAGACAATGAAAGGATCGCAACAGAATGGATAGCATAGCAAGAGAAACAGCAATATTTATGATCTATATCGTCTGGATCATTGCACTGGCATTCACATCGAATACAGGAAAGTATAAGAAATGATCACAGAATTATTGTTTGCTTTGTTGATTGGTTTATGCTTCGACCGCGCACAGATGGGGATCAGTCTGGCAAATTATGATTCACTTGCCAATGGGTTTGGTGTGATTGACATGACTGTAAGGAAAAAGATCAAAGCTCCAATGGCATATAGAATATTGGCTCCATACCTGGTCACATGGACAGAGAAATTATTGAAAACAGATCCAGAATACAGAATGTTTATTTATCAGGCATTCAAAGCCTTCTTTGTTGTACTGGCAGCATGGTCAGTCATTCATGTGTTTGGCATCATGGCTGCGCTGATTACCTTTATTATTCTTCTGGCGACCGTACAGTATGATTACTGGGATTGGGCAATTGAATTAGCAGCGGTTGTTCTGGCTGCTGGAGGTTTGTTTGTTCCGGCATTATTGGTCGGGATCTTATTTGCCTTCTCCAGAGAAACATCGTTGATCACTGGATTTGTTTATCTGGTGGCCACAGGTGATTGGTACGGCGCATTGATTATCACAGCAATTATTGGAGTAATTTTATTCAGTGTAAGAAAGTTTATTGGTAAGCGCGAATTATATTGTGATCGTTTTATGTGGAAATACAATCTGGGATTGTATAAGAATTTTTTCAAGTGGAAACCGTTTCTTTATTCGCCATTATTCGTGAGTTCTGCTATCACGATTGGAACCGTATTGAGTGTTTTGATCATGCCGAAATATTTTCCGGTATTGGTCTTGTTGTTAGCTGGATGGATTTTAGCGAAAGCAGACGAGCCTAGAATTTTTTCAGCGTGTATTCCATTTGTTGCGATTCTGATTGGAGGTGTAATATAAACAAGAAACAGATTGCAGAGCAAAACAAATTGTTTTTGAATTACATTAAAAACGATTCAGTTGACAACATTAATCTAGAAAATATTCAGCATATTATCGAGAGATTTGAATCAAAAATAAATAAAGATTCATTGTGTTGGATATGGAAAGGAAATTACTTTAGATATGGATATGGTTATTTGAATGTTGCAGGAAAAAATATTTCAGCCAATAGAATTTCGTGGATGCTTCATAATGAAAAAACTCCTGGAAAATACTTCGTTTGTCACAAGTGTGATAATCCTCAATGTGTAAACCCAGATCATTTATATTTGGGATCTCCGCAAGATAATTCAGATGATATGAAAAAAAGGAATAGAAGTTTGAGAGGAGAGTTGTGTCCAGCATCAAAATTATCAAATGACGATGTAGAGCAAATTAAAAAAAGACACAAAAATGGAGAGTATCAAAGATTGTTGGCAAAAGAATTTGGAGTTACTAGAGAACATTTGAATAAAATAATTAACGGAAAGAAAAGAGCGTATGGAATATGAGTCCTTTATATGTCTATGGTTGTGAAAACAAAGATCATCCAACAAAGGAAATAAGACATGGAATCAAGGAGGTGATCCAATCTCTCTTGTGTGATATGTGTGGTCAGCCTATGAAACGCATACCGCAGGTAGTCAATGCGTCATTCCCCAATGCTGATAGTGGAATACGCAATGCAAAAGAAATCACAAGTTTTCTGGTGGAAAGACGCAATAAGAACAAAGCGAGAATGGAAGCCAGGGAGTACACAAAACGTAAAGCGCAGGAAGGAATTAAATAATGGCTACAAATAAAGAGTTGCAAGATATTATCAAAGAAAAAAATGCAAAGATCCATTCGTTGGAAGAGCAGGTTGAAACATTATTGAAAGACCGGGACGAAGCACAGGATCAGGTTGTTGAAAGCCGGACAGGTTTATCCGGTTATGTTGTGACCACAAAGAATAAATCATTCAGTGGAGTCACATACGCCAATG